TAGAACTAAAAGGGAACGATATTGCAAATTCGTTTGGATTTGGTAATTGCTGTCCTATGATATTTCCTAGCCCATCTTCAATAAATAACTCAACGCCATTAGGAGTTATATCTACTTTTATAAAACCTACGATAGAAGTTGTAGTATTACCAATAGAATTAATTGCAAGTGTTCCAATAGTTATACTTGTCTCCCCTGAATTATTAATAAAATCATTGATTGATTGAAAATCATCAGTATGTAATGCTGTGATGTCATAATCTCCATTAATTATTACTGTATTTCCAATACTTGCTTTTAAAGTAGAGAAATTTCTATCCATCTCTTCGTGTGTAAGTTCACTTCCCTTATCCGCTCTTAGTGTAATTCCGTTTCCTGTTTGAAATGCTGTTGTTGTCGGTGCTATTGCTGCCATAATATTTTTCCTTTTTTAATTAAATTACAACTGCTTGAGTTGTATTATCTTGATTTTCTAAAGCTACAATTCTATCTGTATGCTCACCCTGTTCTGTTTCTACTGCTTCAAGTTCTGTTTCTGTTGCAAATTTGCTAGTATCTAAAATATCAAACTGCAATAAAGTCATATCATACTTATCTGCACAAGCATCACTAAATACTCGATAAATGTTTCCAGTTCTTGCATCAAATACATCTCCGAAAAAATAGTCTTTATATGTTCCATCTGAATTTTTGTTGCTATCTACATCTTGAAAAGTACCATTTAGCCAATTTTTAGTCCAGTCGATACCACCCTGCACTGTTACTGTTGAAGTAGGTCTAATAACTACCTCTTTTTTATATAATCCACTCATTGATTACCTCTTTTTGTATAATGCAGGTAAAAATACCTGCATTTATTTATGCTGTCCTAATTAAAGTACTGCACCGTCTCCACCTGCACCTGAACAATCTTTGTCTGCCAAGCCAAGAGATGCACGAAACTTATTGTGAATACCACACATATCCATAGATGATGCTTTTAAAGTATGAGCATCAGTGTAAGCGTTAGCATTTGATAATGTATCTGCTTCTGCTTGTGTAGCTCTTGCAACTTCTGCACTCAAACCATTTTCAAGGTCTGTAACTCGAGTTTTTACACCTTTTACAAGATTTCCATCTACATCTGTTGTATCGTTAAGTGTATTTTCTACGACTTTAACACGACCATCAATTTCTGAAATTGAACCAGTTGCTCCGCCTGTAATCTCGTCTAATTGAGATTGTAAGTTTGTTTCTGCTGCTGTTGCTCTTGTAACTTCATCAGATAAAGCTGCTGTGTTTGCTGCTTCCTGTGCTTTTGCACGGTCTGCTTCACCCTTGATTGCTTTTGCGATTGAACCATCTACTGTTTCGTCACCTGTTAGAGTTACGATTGTGCTTTCTGCACCTGATAAACGACCCTCTACATCTGCATTAACTGTATCTTGTGCAGTTTTGTTGTCTGTAACTGTTTGAGTTAATCCAGCGATTGCTGTTGCGTTTGATGTTGCTTTGTTTGCATTTACAGTAACTTGTGATTGTAAGTCTGCTTCTACACCTGTTGCTCTTGCTGTTTCATCTACTACAAGCTGCTTGTTCTCTTGAATAAGAGTAAGAATTTGTGCAATACTACCATCTGAATTTGTAATTACTTCATCAATAGCTTTGATTTTTTCTGCTAAACTTTCTACACCATTATCAGAAATCTCTGTAATTGCATCAATTTGTGATTGAACACCACTTACTGCTGCGTTAAGTTCTCCAACTGTTGAATATCCTAATGATTGAACATACTCAACAACACTTAAACCCATTTCAGATGCTAAATCTTGTAATGCCTGTTCTAATTCGTCTGTGGTTACATTATCTGCCATAATATAACTCCTTTTATATTGATTTTTTTTGAGCTAGGCTCATATAAACCTATGTTTTAATAGGCTTAAATAAGACTATTTAATGCTTCTTGGGTTTAAGCCTAAATGACTTCTAAGTGTGTCTTTTGCTGGTTTTACATTAATCTTTTTTGGATTGTCTAAATACTCTCTTATTGAAATACCCATTTCTGTAACAAGTTTTTCAAGTACCTCTTCAAGTTCTTTTGTAGTTATGTTTTTGCTCATTTTGCATCATTTAACTATTTATTAAACTCTAAATAACCTACTGTAATTAAAATAACTATCTGAATAAACAAGCTAAAATAATCAAATATTTTTTTATTGTTTTTTTTAATTTCATAAGCAATTTTTTCATCTATCGACTTACCCATAAGTTCGACTAACTTTTTCATTTCTCTATTGTTCATATTGCGATAAGTCCACGCTGTTTGAATTGTAGTAGCTGATTATATCCTGTGCATTTTGTGCATAATTAATGTTCTTTTTGTTCGTTAAATAGCTGCACATATAATAAATAACCGCCTGTGTGAGTTCTTTGTCTATGTCGATTACTGCATCGTCTGCAATGCTGATAATAGGCTCTCTTATATACCAATGATTATAAACTTCGTCAATATCATTGTAAGTGCTGTATATCCTGCGAAACACATCTGTTTTTGTATCGTCATATTCAGATACTAAGTGAGACGGTATGCACCTAAGCATAACATCTCTTAAAGCCATAGAGAGATAAGTATCGTCTGTATCAAGATAATCGCCTGCTTTTGAATTATCGCCTCGCAATAGTCCAATAACAGATTTTTTCACCTCTCCATAGGTCATAGACTATTTCCATCCCTTAGCTGATGCAAACATATCACCATTTTTAACTTCAAGCGTAAGGTCCGTGTAGTAACGACCGTATTTTGCAGTTTTTGATGTTGGAACATCTGTAAATGTAGTCGGAGATACATACATAGCTCTTGCCTCTTTAAACTTACCTGCCATCATTTTATCTGCAAGTTTATCACCTGCAAAATGTCTGTGAAGTTGGAATTTAACCTCTCCAAAGTCTGTTACAATACTTGTGATTGTAGGGTCGAACTTTTTATCTCCGTTATACTTGATGATGTAGTCTTTTGCAACTGCATTTACTTTTTGTTTTAGTTTACTACCTAACAAAATTGTAAATGTATCATCTTCCATAGCTCCACGCTTCCAAAGAGGCTCTAAGAATTTGTGCAATTCATCAAGAGTAAAATCTTTATAAGTTGTTGCATCTGCTGCATCATACCCATCAACTGTATATCTTTGCTCATTTGGAACAAAGTAAAAAAGTCCTGCCATTCTCGGTGCTTTTGTTGCGGTTGCTGTAACTGGTGCAGCTTCAATGTCTGTATTACCTAAGCCCAAAAGTGCATACTCTACATCTTTTAAGTGTTCTTTACCTTTTTTACCTACTTGGTACGCCCACTCTTTACCACCGTATTGAGACATTTCCATTTGTCTTTTTGTAACTCCGACCTCGTTTTTAATGATTTGTGCTACATTAGAGTTTTTGGTTTTTGTCGGTACTGTGTTTTCGTCAAGGTCTGTTAATTCAAGATTTGCATTGTCTTTTGCATCTGCATATCTATCGTTTATCCAGCTATGACTAGGTGCTGAAATATTACCTGTTCCTATCATTTGAATAATAGGTGCTGTTGCTACGCCCTGCTTGATAATCGCATCGACTATCGAGGGCTTTTGTGTTAGTGCTGTGTTTAATGTTGTTAGCATTGTTCTCTTCCTCTTATTTTTTTTATTCTTGCTAATTGTTGCAAAATTAGATTTTCAAAATAAGAGGGTTTTGTTAAAATTTATATTATTTTGACTGTTCTAAGATAAAATCGCCTAAATCAATCTCGCTTGCATTGCCTTTTTCAACTTTTTTGTTAAAACTGTTGTCATTGTTTCCGCCTGAATTACCGCTGTCTGTAATTTCATCTGGTGTCTCTGTCGGTTGCATCTCTGTTTTAACTTTTGCAAATAGCATATCTAAACCTTTAGGGTCTGATTTAATCATCTCTGCAAGTTGTGGGTTTTCTGCTCCGACTTTTTCAAGTTCTTTTTCAACTAGGCTTGCATCTACATCTTCATACTTGTTGCTTACCTCTTCAAATATTGCTTTATCTTTGCTCTCTTGGAGTTGAGCTTGCATCTGTGCTAACTTCTGTTCATAAGTATCTAAACCTAAAGCCTCTTTTGCCATCTGTACCTCATCTTGTGGTGCAGGTGCTTGTTGCATTTGTGCTTGTTGTATTTGTGCCTGTTGCTGTGCTTGTGGGTCTATTTTATCGTCAATCATTGGTGCTTGCATTATTTAATTCCTTTTGTATTGTTTTCATTTGATGCTTCCACATCTTCATCTGTTCCTGCTACTGCAAAATGCTCTAAAATATCTTCGCCTAACTTGTAATCTGCATCAAAATCTTCTCTTGAAACGATATAAGTCTCGTGTGCCTTATCTACATCTTGTAGCATAACTTGATGCTCTGTTGCATCTATTACTTCCACTGGTGTAGTCTTTACAAACTTTTTACCTCTTAAATCTACTTTTGCCATTATATAATTTCCTCCCAGTCTTCACTTAAAATGTCGCTTTGACTTGCCACCCAGCATACAATACTGCCATCTGCTGTTTTCATATCAATATGCGGTCCATAATTAATCTTTGTTCCCTCTTCGTAAATTCCTAAAAGTGGTTTTCTGTTTACTAAAAATTCACTTCCATCAACTAAATATAAGAACATACCTTTGCCATTCCATCCTCTCCTTGCAACTTTTGCACCGTCTTTCATTCTATCAATAGCCCATCCAAAGCTTCCGATTTTTTGCTCCATTATTCCGTCTCCATTTTTGATATTTCATTACCGATATTATCTACATCATCCTCTAATCTTCCGATTAAATTATCTAATGCTTTCATCGCTTGCCCTATGCCTTTCATCCGCTCCATTGCATACTTTGATTTGTAAGCATCATCTGTGCTGTATGCCTCTTGAAAAGCAACTTGGTACATACTGTTTAAATCATCCTGCAATAAGAGATTAACATCGCTTGCTTGAAACATTTTAGCCTCTTCGAGTATGCGAACACTGTCCCTCATTGCTCTTTTTAACTCTGCTGTCGCTATGCCATTATCTTCTTCATCTAAAACCTCCTCGATTTGATTTTCGTTTGCTGCTTCATTGCTTATCATTGAATTACTCCTTGTTCTGGCATCATTTGTGCCTGTTGTTGCATCTGTTGTGCTTCTGCTTCCTCTTCTGCCTCTTCACCTTTTTCAATAATACTGTCCTGCCCTAAGAGTTTGAGCTTTTGCATATTCATATCATCAAGCATCTGCATATACTTCTGTACTCTTTTCATATCCTGTATTTGCATAGCAAGTTGTAATGACTGCGTTATTGTCGCTATTGACTTATCAATATTATCTACTTCAAGCATCTTGTTTATTGAGCCGATACCTACATTAATGATAATCTTCTGTTTAAGAGGTTTCTTTCTGTTAATATCAATAAAATTTGCACTCACTTTATATTTGTAGTGAAGTAGTGCTATACGCTGTACCAACGGTCTAAAAAAGTTTTCGTTAAATGCCCGTGAAATATCATCTATAACATTGCTTCCCTGCATCTGCAAGGCTTCGACTTCTGTTGCTGTTTTACCTCTTCCGCTCGACATCCCCTCGCTTAACTTAGAAATACCGCTTATCTCTTCCGCCTCCTTAGATAATTGATTAACATCAAATATACTGTCGTTTAGTCTTGGAATAGGCAGCTCTCTTATATTGTTAATGTTATCAACTACTATCTTTTTGCGATTTGAGATTAAATCATCTTCTCTTACTCCACTCTCTTTAGTAGTTATAAATCTTTGATTAAGTTGTATATCTGTTGCATCTATCTGTTGGTTACGCTTAATTGTATTCTCATTCTGTAACGATATAAGCGGTGCGATAAAAGCATCACCGTATGCTCTGACTGGTATCAAAGGCTCATTTATCATTACGAATTGTGGGTCTAAGTTCCCTACGATAAAAGGTAAACCATCTTTGAGATATTTATCTGCTCTTAGCACCGTATCATCTGTTAGAATTGTAGATACATACCACTTACCTTTTTTCTTACGATACACTTCGTGGAATTCTACTCTCTGATATTTGCCTATTTCGCTAAACATATTTTGATTACTTTGTGCATTTAGCGTACTGTTTACATACTGCTCCCAATCTACATTAACCTTAGTGTATTGTGCTTCTAGTTCTGCAATAGTCATACTTGATACTCTATGCACTAAATAGTTAATTTCTTGTACGCTTGGTGCGTATGGGTCAAAGTAAACATCATCAAGTCTGCATCGCTCTATCTTTGCAGTATTTGCCTTTGTACTCCAATATACTTTCATACACGCTGTTCCATACACTAAGCTTTCTCGTGCAACTGGTTTTACTGTGCTGTAAAGATTTCTGTCTCTACTGTACTCTTTAAGCTCTTTTTTCAGTGCCTCGCTTACTTCTTCATCGTGTTGGCTCTCTTTGTCTTCTGGTGTAATCTCTGCAAGTTCATCATTTCCAAAAAAAGCTTTCATCAAGTCTCTTACAATCTTATCTACCTTTGGCTTTATAAGATTTGGCGTAAGTGCTGATTTTCTTCTGCTTGTTAATGATTTTCTTTGCTTGTTGGATAACACATTTACATAAGAACTTTCAAGCGTAACAAAATCGCTTCTGTGCTGATTAAAACCATTAATAGCATCATCCCGTATCGCTACAAGTTCCGCTACTAATTCATCACTAAAATTGTCTTTTCCCATCTTCTAACTCCTTTCTTAATCTTCTAACTCTATAAATATTCACTTTGTAATCTTCCTCCTGTAAATAAGATACAATATCCTCGTCTGGCATCCCTTTATCCTCGATACATTCAAGTATTAAATATCTTTCAATACTCTTAGGTGTTAATGTAAATTTAGTGTGAGGGTATCTTCTCGCTACATCTAAAGCTTTTTTACCATCTCCACTAAACAACTCATTTATTAAAAAATATGTATTTATCTCGTTACTGTTTGGTGTATTTTCTACCACGATGCAAACTCCTCGTTATTTTCATAAATAGTAATATCCCTTTCGTGATACTCTTCTATTTCTTCCGGTGTTGCTATTACTGTGTTACTTGCAAGTGCCATTGCATCTGCAATATCTGGGCTTCTTCCTAACGCTTCTTTAATGTCTTTCTTAGGTATGATTTTGATAACTCCTTTTTCTGTAATTTCAAAACGCTGTGCTGATAACTCGCCTATCGCCTTATCATCATCAAACATCTTGCCCTCGTCTTCAAGATACTTTTTAAGCTTATAAAATAACTCTGCTCTTAGATTGAGATAAATATCTGGTCTTGATGCACTCTCACTTACTTTGCAGCCGATAACTGGTATATGTGCATACTGTGGCTCATTTAGTGTTGATACAAGTCCGCTGCCCTCGCCTATGGCATCCACGAAAATAGCTTTCGGCTCTTTGCCTTTTTCAAGTGCTTCAAGATATAATCCTGCTAACCATCTCGCAGTTTTGCTTTGTCTGTGTTTTCCCTCCACAGGACACTCTAAATACTCGTAATAATAGTTACCTACACGCTTAACAAGTACAGTTCTGTCGTTTCCTGCATCTGCATAATCAACTCCCCATATCTCTACACCATAATCGTTATAATCATCTCCTCTGTTGATAGCATCCTCGATTACATACATTGGAATTACTGCATCACTTGATGTTCTAGGGAAACGACCTTGCACCCTTACTCGATAAGCATCACTATCTTCTCCGTACTCTTTCTTTTTTCGTTCTATACTCTCTCTTGTTACATTCTCGCTCTCTTCTGCGTTAAATGTATGGCACTTCCATAACGCCCTATTCTTATTGTGACTGTCGTAAAAATATCCGTCTGTTCTCGTGGGGTTTGCTGTGAGTAGTCTAAGATGTTTTGCTCCTGTCAAGCTTCCCTCGATTACTTCAAAAATTGAGTTTGGCACTCCTGATGCTTCATCTATAATCCAACATAAAAAAGTAGCGTGAAAACCTTGTAATCCCTCTGGTGCTTCTTTTCTTGCTGTTCTTGCTATTGCATAATTATCATTACAAAAAGCTACACTGTCATTTTTAACAGTTACGCAATTTTTTAGCTCTGCTGGTAACTTATCTCTCCACTTTCTAACCTCTGGTAATAATAATCTGACTAATTGCGGTGCTGTCGGTGCTGTTGCTGGTATCTTGGCATCAAGTTTAAATAATCCCACCCATAAGATAACCCACGATAAAAGCGTGGACTTACCTGTATTATGTAAGACGGTAAAGTCTCCACCTAAAAATTTATGATTACCGTCTAACTCAAAACCGTAATAATTACCAATTCCTAAACTTTTAACTTCTTTTATTCCAAAGTGTAGATTATTTCTTTGTGTATCTATCTTAATATCTATCTTATGCCTAATACAAGGGATTAACTCTGTATTTCTTCCTATGCTTAATCTGTAGTATTTAACACCTTTAACAATCTTTGTTTTTATAGTCGTGTGCAATCCTACACTTTTACATAAATAAAGCATATCTTTTGCTAATTGAATAAACTTTGTACTAAATTCATATTGTCTTTTTTCAAGGCTTCCGTCTGTGTCAAGTAGTCCAGCTATTAAGCTTAATCTCTGTTCCTTGTTTGATGTTAAATAAATCTTCGGTATGTGTTTATTGTTTATTACATTTAAAGCTTTTAGCTCTTGTAATATCTCTAATTTGTATTTTGTGCAATTATTTCTAAAATCTTTATATGTTAGTTTATTTCCTAATCTTTTAATATAATCTGCTACACAATCTTTTTTAGTTCCCATAAAGATATAATCATTACTGCTGTTACCATCTCCTAACCAAGCACCTAAAATATAAGGGTTTATTGGTAAATTATTTTCTTTAAATTCTATGCTACCTCTATAAATTGCGTGCGTTCTTTTTTTTCTATCACTCCATAAAAGATAGTCTGATACTGTTACAGTTATCTTGTCGCCTTTTTTTTGTCTTCCGTGTGTTTGAGTAGCAACTAAGCATAAAATGTGTGACTTGTTGAATATGTGACTTGTTCCATCTGTATATATAAACTTATAAAGCTCTTCTTTACCTCTGTATAGTTCTATTACATTTCTTTCACTTTTACCATCATCGCCCATCATCTTATCGCCTACTTTTACATCTTGAACATACTTTATACTTCCATCACTTAGCATTATTTCTGTATTTAATCCGAACCATCCTT